TGAGGGGAACACGGTTCTGGTTCTATTGCTGTACCTCTACACGTCCTACAACAGAATCCAGCACAACAGAGGACGCGATTGAACCTACAACTGACACTGTCACAGTTTCTGCATCCGCTGTACAGCTTGGAACAGCTAAGAAAATGGCAGTTCGGGCAAAGACAACAGCAGATACAACAGATGACTTATACGAAAAATGGTTTGATAAGGTGTACATTCCAGATCAGGAAGTTGCAGCATAAAAGGAGAACAGGATGAGAAAGACGATCACAATCAATGGAACAGAATATAAATTCAAAAGTTCTGCCGCAATCCCACGGATTTATCGACTGAAATTTGGGAGAGATATTTTTGTAGATATGCAGAAAATTGAAAAGCAGATCAAGATCCAGGAAAAACTCAAAGACGAGATGCAGAAAAAATGCGAAAAAGAAGGTACAGAATTTGATGAAAGTAAGTTTGAAAGTGGAATCCCGATCGAATCACTGGAAATGTTTGAAAACATTGCCTTTCTGATGCATAAACATGGCGATCCTGACCAGCCGGACGATATCAACGAGTGGTTGGATCAGTTCGAGACATTTGATATCTATGAGATTCTGCCGGAAATCATGGAAATGTGGAAGTCAGAAAATAAACAGATGTCAGTTCCAAAAAAAAAGAGAGGGAAATAGATCGTGAGGTCAATACCGCATTGTTCATGCTTCGATGTGCACAGTGCGGTATTTCTATTTCTGATTTAGACCTGTTAAGCATTGGAATGATCAACGATATGTTTATCGAAATGAAGAATGATGAGTATGATTATCCGAAAATTGCAACACAGGCGGATATTGATGCACTGTAAAGGAGGGATGTAAGGGCAGGGAGCAGAATAAAAGGAATTACCATAGAGATTGGCGGCGATACTTCCAAGCTGGAAAAGGCACTGTCCGGTGTTGACAAAAAACTGTACGGTGTAGAACAGTCATTAAAAGATGTCAATAAATTGCTGAAGCTGGATCCCACGAATACGGAATTGCTGAATCAGAAGCAGAAGTTGCTGCAGCAGTCGATCAGTGAAACGAAAAACAGGCTGGAAACTTTAAAACAGGCAAGCGAACAGGCAGCAAAAACCGCCGGAAATTATGATGCTTGGAAAGAGGCGTATACTCCGATTCAAGAGGAGATTGTAAAGACCAACGAAAAAATGGACAAGCTCAAAAAGAGCATGAAGTCTATGGAAGAAAGTGGTCAGATTGATACGGAAGAGTACAAAAAACTGCAGACAGAGGTAGACCAATCGTCTGATAAACTGAAAGAACTGAAAGCACAGAAAAAGCAAGTAGATGATGAATTTGGACAGCCGATCAGTCCAGAAGGATTCGATTCTCTTCAAAGAGAGATTGTTGAGACAGAACAGAAACTGAAATCACTAAAAGAGACTACAGGAAGTGCAAGTGCGAATCTTGCAAAAGTATCTGCGGTATCCGGAGAGTTTGGAAATAAGGTCAAAGGAGTCGGACAATCCTTGCTGCCAGTAACGGGGGCACTGACCGGTGTAGGGGCTGCATCCACTGTTATGGCAAATAATTTCAACGATGCAATGAGTCAGGCGGCGGGAGCACTTGATAAGCCCATGTCTGAAATGGAAGATCTAAGACAGCTTGCAATCCAGACCGGACAGGATACCGTCTTTTCCGCAACAGATGCAGGGAATGCGATCACAGAACTGGCAAAAGGTGGTTTGACAGAAGCCGACATTAAAGCAGGGGCATTAAAAACTACAATGGACCTTGCGGCATCTTCCGGGATGGATCTTGGAGAGGCAGCAAATGTTGTCGTACAGGCAATGGGAGCGTTTGGTCTGTCTGCAAATGAGTCTGCAGAAGCGGCAAACGCTTTGGCCGGGGCAGCAGCTGCATCTTCTACGGATGTAGAACCTCTCACACAGGCACTGGCACAGTGTTCTGCTGGAGCAAAAAACGCTGGATGGTCTATACAGGAAACAACAGCGGTTTTGGCTCGTTTTGCAGATGCGGGAATTGAGGGAAGCGATGCGGGAACATCTTTAAAAACCATGCTCCAGAGGCTGGCGGCACCAACAGATAGCGCTGCAACAATGATTGAACAGCTTGGAATACAGACAAGAGATTCCAATGGGGATCTCCTTGGAGCTTCAGAGATTGCTGAGGAGTTGCAGAATAAACTTGGAGGTTTGGATTCGGCATCCAGAGATGCGGCGTTATCGACAATCTTCGGATCCGATGCAATGCGAGCCGCTACTGTGATGATGGATAGCGGGACTGAAGGGATTCAGAAATATATCAATGCGGCAAATGATCAGGAAGCAGCACAAAGGCTGGCCAATTCTCAGATGAGTGATGGATCAAGAGCAATCGAGGAATTAAAAGGATCTCTGGAAACCGCAGCGATTCAGATCGGAGATACACTGGCACCAATTGTCCAGAAGGTAGCAGAACTTATTACCGCACTTGTCAATAAATTTTCAGCACTACCGGAAGGCGTGCAACAGGTGATTGTAGTAGTCGGAATTCTGGTTGCAGCATTAGGACCACTACTGATGGTAATCGGCCAGATATCACTCGGGATATCTGCGGTGGCAGGAGCACTGTCGAAGTTGTCTGGAAACGGAGGAGTTGCGACAAAGTTGGTCGGCGGAATTAAAACAGCGGTGACCGGACTACTTGGAATGATAACGGCACATCCTGTAATTGCGGTTATTACAGCAATTATAGCGGCGCTGGTTACTTTGTATAATAAATGCGAATGGTTTCGAGAAGGCGTGAACAGAATTTTAAAGGCAATCAGGGATGGATTTTTTGCAGCATGGGATGGAATTGTAGAATTTTTTACAGAAACGATTCCCAATGCATGGAATGAGATGTTATCGTCATTGCTTGCCAATCCAACGATAAGAACAATCGTAACAACCATTACAGATTCTTTTACGAAATTAAAAGAGAATTTAAATGGGATCTGGAACGGAATTAAGCAACTTGCACAAAATGCATGGGAATTCATCAAAAACGCTACACTTGCACCAGTACTATTGATGATTGATCTGGTGACTGGAGATTTTGAAAAATTAAAATCGGATCTGGAGAATATTTTAAATAATATCAAAAATGCAGTTGCGAATATTTGGGATTCCATCAAGGAGATTACATCAAATATTTGGAATGAAATTAAAAATGTGGTATCCACATTGGTATCTCTGGTAAAAGAAACTGCGATCAGTGGGTTTGAAGCATTACGAGATGGAATTAAAAATGCAATCCGGGAACTTCCGAAAATTGTAAGTGATATTTTCGAAAAAATTGGATCCACAATTTCCGGGTGGATCGATAATGCCTGGGAATGGGGAGCGGATTTTATCAATGGATTGAAAGAAGGGATATTATCCGGAGTCCGCGGGATTGTGGATGCAGTGAAAGGAATCGGAGATAAGATTCGATCCTTTTTACACTTTTCAAGACCGGATGAAGGACCTTTGAGAGATTATGAAACATGGATGCCGGATTTTATCGATGGAATGGTAAAAGGAATCAATGAGAATGTGTACAAGGTTTCCAATGCGGTAAAAAGAGTTGCCAAGACGATGAGTGAGAGTATGTACGGAGGAACTCCAGCTCTGGCAAGTGCTACACAGACTAACATTGTTTTGAACAATAATGTCGGTGTGCAAATTGGAAATCAAAAGCTTGATTCTTATATTGTAGAAACAGCCAAAAAAGGATTTACATCTCAAGTACATCACACAAAAAGAGGAAAGGGGAGACGGTAAATGTATGAAATTATCAGAAACGGCCATACAAATACAGAAATAGGAATACTTGTACGAGAAAGACCGTCTATCCCTTCGGCAGAGTATAACTATACGGAATTGAACATACCGGGAAGAGATGGGAGCATATTCAAAGAAGATGGAACTGTGAGCGACATTACAATCACAGTTCCATTTACATTTGCAGAAAATCCTCAAAGATGGCAGGAACGATTTCGGGCTGCGAGAAGATGGCTTATGAGAAAAGATGATACAGAACTGATTTTAAGCGATGAACTGGAGTATTTCTATCACGTAAAACATACTAAGATCAATGCAGCAGAACGGCAAGTAAAAGAGGTCGGAGAGTTTGATGTAGAATTTACGTGTGAGGGATACCGATATCGAACAGATGGAAAAGCAGAATATACACCGGAAGAGGTGTTTTACAATCCATATGACAGATCAAGACCAGTCTATTTGATCACAGGTGAAGGTGAGTGCATCCTGCAGGTAAACGGAAGTCAAATGAAAGCGAATGTTGGCCAGAATCTGGTGATTGATACAGACAGGCTGATGGCATACAGAAAAGATGGAAAATTGATGAACACATCTGTGTATGGAGATTATGCAGAACTACATCTTTTACCGGGAGAGAATACCGTGTATATCTCAAGAGGATTTGATCTGAAAGTGATTCCGAACTGGAGGTGCTTATAAGGATAGAACTTTATAAACCAGGAAATACGGATTATGAACATAACGGTGATATGCCATTACTTCCGGAGAGCGCTTCTGTAAAAGCAATACTAAACGGAAGTTGGAAAGCGGAGATTCAGCACCCGATCGATGAAGAGGGACGTTGGAAGTGGATAGAAGAGGACGCAGTCGTAAAATTGGAGTCATTCAATGGAACACAGTTATTTCGGATCAAAAAGAAAGCAAAATCAGATGCTGGCGTGAGTGCAGAACTGGAACCGGTTTTTATGGATGCGATTGATGATTGTTTTCTGTTGGATATACGTCCAACGGAAAAAAACGGGCAGCAGGCACTGGACATCATGACCACACCAAATAAAAAGTACAGTGGAAAATCTAATATCAAAATAATATCAACAGCATATTACCAGACAAAGAACCTGATCGAAGCAATCTGCGGAGAAGAGGAGAACTCCTTCCTGAACAGATGGGGCGGTGAGGTTCTTTTTGATAATTATACGATCACCGTCAATGACCGAGTTGGAATCGATCATGGGGTGCAGGTTTTATACGGGAAAAACATTGCGGAAAACGGGCTGCAGGAAGAGATTGATACCAGCGAGGTCATTACAAGGATTGTACCAAAGGCATATAACGGATACATGATAGAGGGGAATGAACCATGGGTGGACTCACCACTGCTTGATAAATATCCAACAATAAAATACGGAGTGATCACATTTGAAGATGTGAAGATGAAGGCCGATGCTGCGGAAGATGACGAAGAGAACGGAATCGTGATCTGCAATACACAGGAAGAACTAAACAATGCGTTAAAAGAAAAATGCGAGGAACAGTTTGAAGCTGGAATTGACAAGCCGAAGGTTACGATATCCGCTGATATGGTTATGCTGCATGATACGGAATTGTACGCGGATATCCGGGAACTGGAAGAAGTTTCTATCGGAGACACGGTACATTGTCGTCACAGCAAACTGGATATTGTAACAGATGCACGTGTCATAGAACTGGAATGGGATTGCATCAATGAAGA